GAACCAGTTAGAACGGCTGCTACTACAGAGTCAATAGAATCTGCAGCGTTGTATGCAATGATGTCAGCAAGAGCTGAGTCAACATCGTTGAAAGAAGTTAGATTCAACTTCTTGGTTGTTGTTACGGCTGAGCCGTACTCATTAAGTGTTACAGTAACCTGTGAAGGGTTACCAAGAGCAATAGAGGAAACATCAGAAGTTTCTGTCAATGTACCAGTCGCTGTTGAGAGATCTGAGTAAATGGAGAATACAACTGACGAACCTGGCATTGCTTGCTGTACTGGCTTAACATCAGCCAACGCACGCATCACTGGGATGGAGCGAAGAGCCATACGAACATACTGATCGTACGCACTCTGTACAAGGTTTTGCATTGACGAAATTTGTGTCAATGTACCTGTAGGAATTGCCATTTATTTTACCTTTCGGATAGGTTCGGTCTTAGAGACCAGACGACCTAATAATTTCATCCAGTTCTTCACGGCTACTTGCATTCATCAACTTACGATGAACGTCTGCTTGGAACTCAGGAGTAATTCCCTGCTCTACAGCATTAGTCATCCGTTGATATGCAGCAGCCTGCTTTGGATCTACATTAGGCGTTGCCTGGTTAGACTGGGTTTCATAGCCGAATACATCGGCATAATCTTCCAGCCATTTAGATACAGACTCTTCAGTTGGGTCTATATCCTGTGGGATAAATGCAGCAATTTTGCTGTTTACCCCGCGACTAGCAAGCGCATCTTTGATTGCTCGTTCACGGTTGGATTTAGAGATAGATTCAAACTGAGTTTTTAGGTCAGCTAGTTCTTTCTCTTTTTGTTTATTTGCTTTTCGCAACTGTTTGACGAGGTCATTACCATCATTAGATGATGTATCAAAGTCGTCATCTTCGTAGTCGTAGTTGGACATAGGTCCTTCTCCCATTTCTTTTTTAGTTTACGTAGACCTCATACAGATTCGGGGGATTTCTGTATGGCTTCTACTACTGGTCTTGGTGTCTCTCTAACAGGCCAGTCGTTCTGTTAGCAGGCTTTAGTATTGACCAGCGCGTTCGCGGTCTAGTGCTCCACCAGTCATTCCAGTTGTTCCACTGAAGGTGGCTGTCTCAAGTTGTCCTAGCTTGCGCCTTTGACGGCGTGATTTCTCAGCATCAGGCAGGGCAAAGACTTCTGTCTCTGCTACTTCTTGAGTATATGTAGGTTGTTGATAAATACTTGATAGTTGGCGACCACGCTCTAGGCCACTAGCGATAGTTCCGAAGCCTTGTTGAGCTGTCTCTTTGGTAACGCCATAGCGTTGCAGTTCTTCTGCTCTGGCAAGTCCAGTCTTAAGACCTGCTTGCATTGCACCTGCTCCGATTTCAGCAGCACCGACTTTACGCTTAATATTTTCAATAGCCTTTGAGGGATCTAGTGCATAAGCAAGAATGTCTCCACCAGTAATCTCAGGATAGAACTCACGGAGCGCTCTAGAAACTTCTGGATTAGCATTGACTACTCTGTTCTGTGCAGTCTGGATACGGTCTTCTAGTTCAACGGGAGATACATCTCCACCAATTAGTTTTTCAAATCCTTCTTGACGACCCATATCGCCGCGTGTGTAGTAACTCTCAGGTAATCCATAACGGCGCATTACATCTTGGTATTTATCTTCTTCTAAAATATACTCTGCCTCTGATAAGGCGCGAAGACCATTTTTAATACGGACTTGGTTAGCAGCAAAGCGCTTCTTGTAGGCATCGGTATCGCGTAGACGTAAAGTAAATTCTGCTTCAGATAAACCATCTTGAATAAAACCCTTAAGTGGTTCTATAAGAGCGCCTAATCCATAACGGTCAAACTCTGAAAAGAGTAAGTCATAGGCAGACTGACCTTTACGTGCTTTTTCATCTGCTGCGGTTTGAGCAATATAAGCATTGTAGGCTGCTAGGTCAGTAAAGATTCTGCCATCTGGGGCAGTGTAAGTTTTACCTGTACTACCACCTGTACTACCATCGCCAACATCTTCAGAAGCAGCTTCTCTAGTTTCAGTACCATCAGAGTATTTAGTAACTTTTACTCTGTTTTTTCCAGTTCCTTCATATGTTACAGATACTATTGTTTTACCTGTAGATTGAAATTGTCCAGTATCAATAATCCCGCCATCAGACTCTGCGCCATCCATACCAGTGCGTGGCTTAATAAGGTCTGGACTTGATACATACTCGCCAGTAAAATAATTATAGTAACGATTTGGAGTTGCTGAAACTCTATCAGCAGTAGCGCTTGTGCCAGTTGCTCCAGGTATTACTGGTTTGCCTGTTGACGCAGCAGCCTCTGCGATAGCTTGGTTTGCCTCTACTTGGGCAGGACTAAGGCCAGTCTTAGGGTCACGTACATAGTAAGCGTTAGTATCAATTCTTGCTCGTTGAGCTCTTGCTCTGCGGATATCTTCATCTTCTGCCATTTATCTACCCCTGGAATCCGAAGTCACGAAGTACATTAAGAGCTACGCTAGATACTTCTTGTCTAGCATTATCGGTATACTGCCAACGTGAGTCTTTACGGACCGCACGTTGGAAATCATATAAAGACATTTCTTTGTCTTGTCCATAGGCGCTACGCAGTAGCGGATCATCTAGGCTAATAGCATCTGGAGTTAGCTCTAACAGATTAGCCATACGAGTTCTATATGGAGCATAGATATTATCTAGGTCTAGACCTTCATCAAGTAAGGCTCCTACCTTTTCAGGTAAACCTAACTTAGCCTGCTGTCTGATAATACGGGAAAAATCATCAAGAGATTCACCTTTAGATATACGCTGTAGCCAGCCATCTAACTGCAAGCCAAAGTCTTTTTCTAAGTTGAAACCATTAGCACGGGCAACGCTACGTAGACTAGATAAAGCATCACCGATTTCACCTGCTGCACCTTTAGCAGATATGCCGCCAGCAAGTTCATCAAATATAGTTGCATCATCAATACCGTCTAAATAATACTTGTCAAGGGTTGCATCATCTGCTTTAAGACCGCGAGAAGCAAGAGCACGCTTAATGCCAATTTTCCAGTTTTTAAGTTTCTCTTTGTAGAGTTTATCATTCTCAAGTTGCATAAGGATGCGTTCTTGAGCATCTCCATCTAACTTACCCCAACTAGACTTAAAGTATTCTTCTTCTGCTTCAGCTAATTTACCAGCATCAAGTAGTGCAAAGATTTTTTTAATCTCAGCGCCATAGATTGGGTGATTTAATAAAGCCTCACCAATTCCATACTTAGTGCGAACGTCTACGGTATTTTTATTTGTAGAAGTATTTGATGAACTTGTAGGAGTTTCAACTATCTCAGTAGTATCTAATGCTATAGGTGACTGTGTTTTACCTTTTACAATAACACCATTTACGATATTATCGTTTTGCATACCTTTTTTTGCGGATGTATCTATGGTTCCAGTTAATTTAATTCGTTTTTTAGTTCCGTCTAATATAACCGTAAATGGATTTTGTGGTGTACCATCTCCTTGTTTACTAGCCCACTCTGTTTCAGAAAGAGCGATTAACCCGTTGTCGGTGAGGTAAGAAGGTTTAGCCATCAGCCTTTACCTCCTCGTGACAATAGCCATTTAGTATTATCAATTCTTTGTTTACGCTGAACAGATGCAGGATCTTCTGCTTCTATTGTAGAAGTAATTTCTTCAGCAATTTGTTCTTTAGAAAAGCCTGGATCCTGAGTAACAACCTTCTCCATTTTACCAGTCTTAGGGTTCTTTACTTCTTTAACAGTAGTTACAATACCTTCGCCGTAAAGATTGCCGATACTCTTAACTAGATCTTGATACCAGCCCATATCTTTATCAGAGTCTTGTAAAGTGCGCCCTGCTTTTTTCTGTAAGAGATCATCAATGTCTGCAGAAATTTCATCTTCAGTTACCTGATATACCTGACGGGTAGGAAGGGCTGGACCCTTCTTCTTTTTACCGCTTGAATACCAACCAAGGTATTGCTCTGGGGTAATCTTTTGCTGGCCATTAGATGTGGAATACCAGTCAGAAGCGCCATCTACAGATAAGTCCCATAAGGCACGAGCTTGAATAGGGTCTGCGCTAAATCCATTTTTACGCAAAGCTGTATTCCACTTTTCACGTAGTTGAGCATCCGTTAAGTAGCGAGCTTGGGCTTGGGTTATAGTCTCTGTAAGGTCTTTAGATGTTGGCTCAACAGTATATGTGCCACCTGTAGGACTTGGAGTTGTATAACCAGGAACCTTTTGAGAGCCAAGATAAACTTTGTTCACATAAGTTCCAGCAGCAGATGCTGTATTACCATAGTTGTTGAAAAAATTTTCTACAAAGTCTTTACTCATTATAGCCCTTCTAACAAAGTATCATTTTCAAGAATACGCGTATAGACTCTATTGAACGTAACATCTCTATCAATAAGAGCACCAGTAAAAGCACTCCATAGTTCTTTTAGATCAGCATTTTCTTCATTGTTAATATTTTTAGATTTACGTTGCGATAATAATGTAACAACATACTGACGACCCTTTAGATAATCAGCCATAGTTTTCATATCATTGCGAGGTGAAAGCCTAGGATCAGAAGTTGCCTTCTTAGCAAATGTCAGGAAGTTCATAACCTTTCGGGTATCAATCCTACCTCGCACTGCAGACCAATCAGGATTTTCTTTAGACAGAGCAGAAATAAAATCAGTTTTTAACTGTTTCAAATCCTCAGCGCCTTTAGACTCTAGACTCTTAAGACCACGATTTACACGCTCTACTTCAATACGGTCCATAGCCTTGTTGTAAAGAATCCAACCACGCTCTGCATTGGTATCCTGAATAGCATCGTATGGATCTTGGGCTTCACGGAATTTCTGAGTAGAACCAGGAGCTACTGCCTGTTCTCTCTGCTTACGATAAACAGTAGGCGAGAATTCACCAGCATTAGCATCTCCAACCAAGAACCAGCCATACTCTGGATTGGTAGCGATAAGGTCTTTTAATTGCTTTGCTCTCTTATCAGCCTCAACTGTTGCAGCTACGCCTGTATAGTTCCTAGAAAGGCTAGTTGTAAAGTAATAATACTCATCACCATATTTGTTATAGAAGTTCTCAGCAGCGTTTATTGGGTCTTCTCCGCGCATACGCTGGTATTCATCAATCCAGAACTGATAAGGACTGCGAGTCTGGGTAGCAAAAGGCAGCAACGCTCTAGATACTACATCAAGACCAATAATAAATTTTACTTTGTTATTGATTTCATCAGGAGATGGAGCTTTATCGCGCTGACCTGTAGCATACTTATGGCTTTCTTCTGCCATTACAAGTACTGTTAGGTTAGAACGTAATGGACTTTCTGGGTCAAAGCCATCTAAAGCACGGCGGAACGCTGCGTTCTGGATAAGAAAACTTCTTATACGGGTATCTTGTGGACCATAAGGAAGGATTTCTCTAATAACCTTATTGGTTTCTTTTTCGGGATACTTCTTCAAAATAGATGATAATGGATACTGAACAAACCATCCAGCACCTGGATTCCACCAAGCATTACCTTGATAGATAAGGTTTAATGATGGCTTTGGAATTGAGATTGGACGCTCACCTGGATCAAGACGTAGGAACTTAGCCCACTCACCAGGAATGTTAATGTATTTAATTCCATTGCGTTCTTCAACCATACCATTGCGGTCTGGAGAATCATAAACTGTTTCTAGTTTACGGATAGTTGATGGGTCGTTAAGAATAATGCGACCCCACTTTTCAGCAACGTCAGCAAATGCACCAAAGAATGGGAAAATATAACGCATAGTAGATGCTGCATCCACACGTTCTGATGTATCGTAAAGAGTTCTACGCATTTCAGCTCTAGCCCATTGGCGAGATTTGTTTTCTAAGCTACGTAAATACTCTGGTGGAATACTGTCTCCAGGGTACTCATCAATAGCATTCTTTACTAAAGCATCCATACGCTTACGGTATAAATCTACAAACAATGGATTACGAACAAGGGTTGCTTCAGGTAATTCACCGAATCCCTTGTAAAAGTTATCTAGGAAGTTAGACCAGATACGCATAGGAGCACCGCGACCAAGAGCAGTCTTTACTTGAGCTGCGTTTACATCTGGACGACCAGCTACTGGTATATACTTAGCAATATCATCTGCTGTTATATTACGTTTAGCAGCGATAGCCCTCAATGCAGGGCTAATATATGATGGAAACAGCGACTCAATATTTTGCATATTGGCCTCTACTAACTCATCTACGTTACGACCTAGAGCAAGGTTCTTTAATATCTGTCGGCCTTCTGGATCTTTAAGAAGGAACATCTTTGCATTGTTCATAACTTGCTCCCTAGGAGCATCTTTTAATAAGATAGATGCAAGTTTAGATCCTCGCAGTTGGCGATTAACTACACGAGCATAGGACTCTGCCCAATTCTCATCTGTGCCTTTGATAACTACCCAATCTCCACTAAGTTCAGTGGCATTGCGTAGTTTACTAGATGATTCGCTAAAAGCATTATCCATTAGGGTAGCTGCGTTGACAATAAATCTTTGTTGAATGTATTTAGCCTTAGCAGGGGTAGCTCCGAAAGCATCTTCGTAGGTGATAACTTCATCACCAATCTTTATCTCACGAAGACCTAGACCAAACTTGTCTTTAATCTTCATTCTACCGTCAAGCATTGCATCAATTTCAGCAATTTGTCTTTCAATTAACTCTGGATTATCAGCATCATCAATACCAGCAAGAAGTTCAGATTTTTTGGTGTTGAGTTTAACGCTATCTAGATAATCAATTATCTCAGTAGGCTTAGCATCTTTGAATCTGTTTTGAACTATATTCTTAACGCCTATTCCTGTACGGTTTAAGATAGCCATAGCGCCAACAGTGTTGGCAATACGTAAGAATCCTTCAGTAACGCTACGTATTGGATATCCAACGCGAGCTAAAACCTCAAACTTAATCAAGGAATCAATGCTTTGAGTTAATTCTCCAACTCCGCGCTGGAAAGCATAAACAGGACCTAGTGCTTCAAAGCGAGCTGCACGAGTTGCTTTAGTCAAAGCGCCATACATACCATCAATATCAAGGGTTGGTAGTTCTTTTAACAGTTGAGATTCAGTTAAAGGCATTGGAATAACTAGCTGAGTACCATCAATACCTTCAATAGGTGTTAATCTTCCACCTACTGGACCACCAGTAGCAGGGTCTATAGCGCCAGTATAGGCGCGTTCACGAATTAAGTTATGTGCTCTAGCTCTTGCTCCTGCAAAAGTAGCCCAAGCCCTACGTACATCTTCAGGATTAGTGTATCCAAACTGACGAGCGACAGTATCAAAGAGCTCTCGCTCTATTTCTTGATAGACATTAGCTCTTTGTATAGGATCTACTGTAGCAACATACTTATCAAACAATTCATTCTTGCGTTCAACAGTAAATTTTGATAATTCAATGCTACGCTTATTGGCATCTATTTTAGCTTTTATGATTTTCTTTTGAGTTTCGTCAGTTGTAAGAAGTAAATCTTTTTCTAATTTAGAAATATTAGCAAGATAAAGTTTTTCTTGTTTATCAGATACGCCACGAACTCTGCTAAGTAGATTATCTACAGTCTGTAATGACTGATTATCAGTAAAATCAATCCAACCTTTAGGACGCTTATAGGCAAATCCAGTAATAATACGTAGCGGAGTGCTTGCAGCACCTGAACGAAGGTCAATAAGACCTTGACTTCTAAAGGCTGTTGTCCTTATGCGAGATACGGCATCTACACTAGGAATAATATTAGGGTTAATAATTGCTTCAGCGCTTAGTTTCTGGATATTAGAGGCTAGTTCCTGCTCATATTGAGCAGCCATAGCAATATTCTTTTCAAGATTATCGCCTTGGTTTACTAAATCCATTGTTAATTGACCGCTAACATTATCTACACCAGCACCAAAGAACTTAGCTCCTACAATTTCATCTTGTAGGTTAGCAATATCTGCTGCTATATCTTTATTAGTTTGTAATAAACGGGTAGCTGCACCAACATCGCCCATAGCCCATTGGACTATATCAGTCTTTGCTGCGTGACGGGCAGTAACATCTTCAATCTTATTAGCCTTAGCTATAAGGTCAGAGAATGATGCAGGAGCTGCAGACTCACGAATAGCTTTAATTCGGAATAATTCTGCTGCTGTAAGGTCATCTGTTTTTTCTACGAAATCTTGTAAGGTTGCCTTGATACGTTCTGCTCTAGGTCCAACTTTTTCTCCAGCAAGAACCGCTTTAAGTTCAGAAGTTCCTTTTACTGCATACTTAGCAGCACGAGCAACTTTAACAGCTTTACCTACAATAATAGTAGGATCAATAACAAAGCGAGCAACTACATCCGTTCCCCAAGATGAAAAGCGACCATAGGTTTGCTCACGAAAAGCCTTTTCCGCTTGTTCTTTATCGTAGATATCAAAGTCGTTAGCAGCAAAAAGTAAATGGTCTTTAATAAACTTCTCTGCTTTATTGCGACTCTTACCTAGAGTTGCTGCATTGAGAGCATCTTCTATAAGATCTAATGGCTGACCAGTAAGAGTTCTTACTAAGGCTCTACCTGGAGATACAGTGCGAGCTTTATCCCAAGATTGACGAACTTTACTTACATCTAATCCTTTACCCTGATAAAGTGGATTAGTTTCCTCGCCAACAAGTAAACCAAAAGAAACTGCCTGGGCTGAAAGGTTGTAAGCCTTCTCCATATACTTAAAAAGATTTCCCCAGAAACCAATTTTTTGTTCAGTTTTTTTTAACTCTTCTTGGCGTGTAAGAGTTTGTTGCGCTTCAGCGCGATTGGCTGGAGGTAGAGCTCTTCCAAAATCCGCAGGAGCTGCTAACGAAGCAGGATTACGAGGGTCGTTGTAATAACGATTAAAGGTTCCCATAGTGTCAAAGGCAGAGGGATTCTTTGCTTGAAGTTTTTCAGAATATACCCTTTGTGCAATTTCTCTATCACTCATAGAAGATTAGCTCGCAGTTGCCTTACATAGTTACGAAATGCTTGAGATGAATTAGGTGATGCTGCAACTACTTCAAGAGCTGGAAGATAAGATATCATTCTATCTTTGTCTTCTTGGGTATCAATATTATTATTCATTCCTAAAACTTCTGGTCCTGGACCTTCACCCATTGCAATACCAGAAGTAATTGGTTCATCTGGACGTTGCGATGGAGCATATAGCGAAGTTACTGGTTGCATTTGACTTGGAGCCATACCCATTTCGCTACGAGATGTTGCACGCACATCTGGAGTTTTAGCTAGTGGAGCTCCTGCTTTATTAGCAGTGTTCTCAACACCTGAGCCATATTCTGTAGACTGGAATGACATACCATCTGTTCTCTTGGAGAATTTACCAGGTCCTGATACACCTGCCATAGGCCCTCTAGCCATTTGGATCCTCCATCTTTTCTAAATCTGAAGTAAATTGTTCCCACACTTTGGAAACCTTCGTTGTTCTATTTGCGTTATACACTGCTAAATCTAAAAGTTCTGATGCGAGCATCTCTACAGCTCGGACTATATTCACAAAGAAACCTGATATAACTACAAAGAAATCTGCGAGAGTGACAGAGCGTGGTACGTAATCTTTATCTTCCACGCTCTATCCTCTCACTATAAAACTAAGCCTTCTTGCCTTTACGAGCTTTGCCAGCATAGCCAAAAGCAACTTTGCCTCCTGCTGGTTTCTTCATATCCTTCTTGCCCTCAGTTGGCTTTGCCATTGGAGCCTTTGCACGACCACCTTTTTTCATTTTACACCTCCCTACCCTGCAATAGATGCGAGTAATGTAGCAATATCTGGACGAGAGCCAGCAGCAGGGGCCGCACCCATTTGTTCTTGAGTTGGCTGCGAGGCAGGAACGGGGGCCATACCTGCTGCTGGAACTTGTTCGCCCATCATTTCTGTTGGGACTTCTGGAGCTGGCTCTGGAGCAAATACTTCTTCAACTATCGTCTCAAGTTGTTTACCTTTTTGGCGACCCTTAATAACCTCGGCGATTCTAGAAACAATCTGAGAAGGATCTTGACCTTGGGCTGCAAGTGCTGGAATGGTCTGAGCATACTGAGCAACAGCAAGACGCAAAGAATCACGCATCTCTTCAATATCCACACGCTGCTCTTCTTGAGTGACATTTAGCTCCATAGGAATTTCTCTGCGTACATAATCTCTTGATACAAGTTTGTCGCTTCGCATCTGTAGTAAAGCAATAATGGCATTGTTTGGATTCATACCAGACATAATGCCGTAGCGAACATCTACACCATACTCGCCAGCAATCTGACGACTTGGTACATACTTCATATTAAACGGAGTACCGTCATCTACTCCCTTAATTTCCTTGGTCATAGAACCAAAGATTTTCTCATCCACCTCAAAGCTAAGTGATACTAGCTCGGTGAATAGTCTTGCAAACTGTGCTTGTGCTGCACGAACTTGAGTATCAAAGCCAGCTTGTAGGGCTTGTACTCCGCGACCTGTAATGATTGAAGCATCAACATTACCGCTACGTACTTCTGGATAGCGTGAACCTAAACGTAGTTCTCGCTCTAGAACGCTTGACTCAGTAAAGACTCCAGGTGGAAGTTCTAATGGAACACGGCGGATACCTTGCGGATTAGCAGAACGCATAATCGCATCAGGACCAAGTGCTAGTTCCTGTACATCTTGCGGAATAGCAATAGGTGCTTGGATAGACTTCTCTGCTGCTTGAATCTGCAATACTGCAAAGCGAGCACGAGCAAGTTGTACTGCTAGAACATCATCGAACTGACCGCGTGCTTCTCCGTCTAGGGATGAACGCATTGCAACGCGGGCTAAACATTTACCAATGGCATTAGGTAGGTTTAATAAAACTAAGTTGTTACGATCTGGAACATAGATTAAATCTTGGTCCTTATCGTGGTAGCGAATCATTGTGATATAAGGAGAGCTATTTGCATAGTTCCTGTTTGTAATAATTTGATTATAGAACTCTGGATACTGCATTGCTAGAGTCTCTGCATCGGTATTCATTACTTGAGTAATTGAGATACAGCGACCAAAGCGGTCCATCTCTGGATAGACACCAAAAGGATTTAGCAAACGGATTCTAGGATTGTTTGTCTCGTAATCCATCTCTACCATTGCTGGTAGCATTCCATAAGTATTAAACCAGTCAGCACCCTGATACATCTGAATCTGCAGCTCTGAGCCTGATACAAAGTAGTTTGCAATACGAGTTCTAGTATCTGCTGCCTTGCGTGCAGAGTCTGAAACCATATTGGTAGCAGCGCAGTTAAAGGATGGTAGTGGTGCCATTACCTCTGCTAGGTCGCGTGCAGCTACATCTACAAAGTTAGCAACCAGAGGCTTTGGGTATTCCTCAGAGAACATAGCAGGATAAACCTTACTGATGTCTCCTTGGCGCACAGATAGCACGTCACGCATACGCTGATCACGCGCTGAGTACTTAGTCTGTAACCGTGATACCTTAGCAATAACCTCTTTGGTTGTAAGCATTTTTCCTTACTTCTTTTTCTTTTTGCTTTTACCTCTACCAGTTAAAGAACCGTAGGGGTACTTGTCATAGCCTGGGTCAAAAGTGGTTCCTTTTTCATAATTGTAACCACCGATTGGCTTACTCCAGTCTTCTTTTATTCTATTAATAATATTATCTTTGTATTTAGGTTTTTTAGGTTTAGCTTTTGCTGGTTTTGTTGTTTTACCTGTACTAACCATACTACCCTTTATAGTAGACATTTTAGGCTTTACTGATTTTATTGTTTTACTCTTACCTGAAATTTGTTTTGCTGTTTTGCTTTTTGTTTTTGATAACATTATCTAGGGCCTTTCTTTGGCTTTGTTCGTACACTTGGCCTTGCTGGCATCTTTGATATCGGCAATGGCATTGGCTTCCTAGTGATTGGCTTCTTAGGCTTTGGCGTTGGTTTAGGTTTAGGCTTAATCTTTGTAGGTTGCTTGGTAGCAGTAGGCTTGGTGTATCCCATACCAGGTAGAATCACATCGTAATCTGGTGGAACAGAACCTCTTTTATTTTTAGAAGGAATCTTCCTCTTAGTGCCGTAATGGTTTGGCATTACTTCTTGCTACCTTGCTTGCGCTTTGTTTCGGTTGCGTATTTTATATTTTCTATACCGCCAGATTTTCCTCTTGTAGTTTTAATCTTAGCAGACTTAGTTCCACTCTTGCCTTTAGTTGCTGCTGTATAAACTTCTCCAACTTGCTTTGCAAGATTTCTTCCTGCTTTTGTTCTTAACTCTTTTATATTATAGGTTCTTCCTGGATAGCCTGCGTAAGTAGTCGGTTTACCACGTTTTGTTACGTCCATATCAGGATTGTTTCTTACATTTTTATCTGTAACGGTGCGACCTAAAGTTGAGACTGCTGTTGCGATATCGCGTGCTTCACGCGCTGTAACGCCAAAGCGTTTTGCCACTTTCTCAAGTGGATTCATTTTCTTTTTTGCCATTGTTTTTCTCCCTAGATGAATTGACGTTGTTGTTCTGCTAACAGCTCGTCTATGTTTATTACTAGACGCTTGCCTCGTTCGTAGCGAGACAAAAATGGATTCTTCATATGGTGTGTGGTATGTATTCCGTTATTAAGCCATTCTCTGGCTTTAATCTCACAGAACCATAGAGCCATCACCATATCGGTCTTACCCTTAGTAGTGGGTGACCAGGTAATAAGTTGTTCTATTAAAGCCTTGACATTCTCGGTCTGATCTGATGGGAGATGAATAATGTTATCTCTGTGGTGCTTACCATCTTGCTGCTTAGTTCCAAACAGGGTAGACATAGAAGCTACACCAAAGCCTGCATCCCATTTGTTATTACCAGTATGGTGTTCTCTAAGGACTGTTCCCTTAGATGCTAGGAACTGTCTGATACCTTCATCCTGAGTTAGGAAGGACTGGAAAGCGTTACGCTCTACAACCCATTCAGCAGGAGCATAGACGTTGGTCCAATCAATAATTAACTGTCTAATCTGAGCTGGGGTAGGTCTAGTAATCTTGACAGCATCTACAATGTAGCGTTTATGAGTAACACGATCTACGCCGTAGCAGATAGCGGCGGTATCACCAACCATTGCAGGGTCTAGTCCACATACAAAAGAAAAACCAGTTAAATCTTTAGGATGGCCTGGGGCTCCCATCTGGAGCCTACCTGCCTTACGCATACCATCAATAGAACCCTTTACACATACAGGGTCAAAGGTGGCATCATCTGAAACATCTTGCTGCTGATAAACTAAAGCCCAAGTCTGAGCATCCATAGCTTGACGTTCTGCATAGAGATGCTTACCGTTCCAGCGAGGATATAAACCCTCTTCGGTCTTATCAGAGTCTTTCTGCCCATCAAAGGGTTGGTCTGAGTTAGGCCAGAGAGTTACCCACTTGGTGGGGTCCTCATTGGTTTCAAGTAATGCTGGCATAGCCAGATATGTCCAAGGGACCAGACCACCAGGGTATCTATCAGGAGAGCGTAGTTCTTTGTATAAGTCTACAGAGGCAACGCGGGTTCCGATAACAATTAACTTACCAGTAGGGTTAAGACGTGATCTAACATCTTGGGTAAGCCATCTAATCTGCTTTTCAAATTCATTGGCATTCTTTAAGGTAACAGCATCATCAACAATAATCATATCGGCACGCTTACCGTATATCTGACCGCCAATACCTACAGCTTCTAGGTTTGGGTCCTTCTCAGATGATTCTCTGAGTTCATCACCGAAGGTGACTCTAGTGGTAGTCCAAGTAGCAGACTTAGAGTTAAAGCCGACTCCAGCAGCATAGGCTTGCTGTAGGGTCTCATACATCGGATGGGTAAGGCGCTGCTTGATAGCATATAGGAAGTCTGCTGCAAGCTGCTGAGTCTGGGATACTATCAAGACTCTAAAGTTAGGATTCTGGACTATCTTCCAAGTTACATAATCTACGGTAATCGTAATTGACTTGGCGTGATTCGGTGGGATGTTGATAAGGATACGGTTACTTGCTAGACCCTTTTCAAACTTCATAGCGGGATGGTGCCAAGAAGGGTCTCTACCCTCTATAACATCTGCCAGGTTCTGCTGGTGAGGGAAGGTAGTCTGATGAAGAAACTTCTGGCGAAACTCGGCAAAGCCGAGGTCGTGGACATCGGTAGCTGCAAAGTTCTTAGACCTTAACCCTAGGCGGGTTCTATCAACTTTATCTGCGAAGACCTTATCGGATCTACGGTAGTATTCATAAGTCTTCATAGACTTACCAGCTTCACCGCAAGCCGTCTCTATAGTCATACCCTCTGCTACAGCGTTAAGGATTACCCTTTTAGCTATATCAGCAGTGTTATTAGAAATAGCAGGCTCCTAAATTATAGATAGATTACACCCAACTAAATGAGGCGACTTGCGCCTCGTCATCGGGCTTGGCGCCCGAACGAGTCACAACGAAGTGAGGGGTAAGTCCGCTACAGCCCTTAGAGGGGCGTAGCGTCAGCGTAGCCCGCAGTAAGCTACAACCGTTCCGCTTACTGCTCCTATACTGTATTAGGCGGGAAAAAATAGTCATTTCCCGCTTTCTGCAAATAAATCTTTGTTTTGTGGTAAACATCACAATTAAATACGGACAAACTAGGACACTAGATGATCAAGGTTCACTTTAGGAAAAAAACTTTGTTGGGGTCTACAGCCCTACGCGCCCTCCATTTAATCACCTAGGGTCGCCCCCTTCGCACGCTGGCAGACTTGCGCGAGATAGTGTTGAGCATAAGTGAATAGCGGGGGATTATGGCGGGGGCAATTACCCTATCGGCACCTATCTAGCGCTCCCTCTCCCCTAATAATTCTCCGAGCCTTATTTAATAAACCGCTATCCGATAGCCCTGCCCTGCCCTGCCCTGCCTAGCCCTACCCGATAAGGCTGGAGCTCTGCCTTACTCTCTCGCCCGTTGCCTTAGCCCTCGCCCCTATCTCTTGCCAGCCCTCAAGCCTTGCCACCTTTCCAGCTCCTAGCCCTCGCCTTGCCTCATCTCACTATTTGGATTTTCTCTGACTATTTCCCAAGATCTTGAAATCTGTCGGCAGAGCTATCCAGCCCGACACTCTTGGAAAGATTATTCCCTGCCTACTTGCGGGTTAGATTAGCCTCCGCTATCCTCGCCTTATGGGCTCAAGGTGGGCTCATTGGAAGGATAAGAAATGACTACTAAAGCAAAGTGCTTTAAGTTAGCTCAAGAGCATAATCTAGAGATAGCTCTACACCGCATTTCTGGAACTATTGAAAGCTCTATCAACCTGCCCGAGGGATTTCAATTAAGTGATTACGATAACCGCCAAGGCTTGGTAGGTATGGCAGAAAATAGCAAAGAATTATGGAAAGGTATTCACTTTGATTTACTAGAGATTATCTCCAATGAACCTTTCTTTCCAATACCTCAAGAGGAGGCTAACTAATGAATAATTGGGAATGCCCTAGATGTGGGCTTGAGTATGACCGCTCCAATGAGTGGGAGATGAGCCAGATAGAGGGACACTTAGATAAACATAATCGGGAGGCTAACTAATGAATTGCCTATTTTGTAATTTATCTCAAGCTGGAAATCTCCAATTCATTGAAGGCTATTGCTGGAATTGCTTAAGCAAGGCTCAAGCCTCAAGCGGGCTACCAATAGAGTTAATCGTTGGACTTATCAAAGAAGGGGCGGTAATCAACTAATGAAAGCAACAGTTTTTACGGGGTGTTTTGAGTGCGACAATGAGGCAGAGTTCAAGGGCCTTGTTGATAAGCAAGATGTAGCACATTTCCCTTGCGGGGCTTGCGGTAAGACTTTCACTATAGCGAATTGGGCAGACTTCTTCGAAGAAGAAGAAGAAGAAGAAGAGGAGGTGAGCAAATGATAAACCTAGATAAGATAAAGAAGGCTCTCACCGAGGCCGAGGAGCAATTACGCCTAGCGCAAGAGGAGGAGGAGCTCACCGAGGAGGCTATGGATTCTATGGAGCGCAAGTATTGGGAAGGCCAGACCGAGGCTCTGGCTTGGGTATTGGATAAATTAGAGCAACAGAGCGATTAGACCTTGCCTATCCTTCAAGGGTTAGAGTATCCTTGAGGGGTAGGGAGGGGCTAAGCCTTCCACTAATGAAAGGATAAGAAGATGAGAGCAAAGAACACAGAGACACGCTTTGCGTGCTCGTGTAATGGTTGTCGCAACTATCCGACTAGACCTGCGGAGGTATGGCACCAAGACCAAATCCCAAGCAAGGAGAGCGGAACCTTCTACTTCAGGAGGGATACTATGCGATTCTTTTCGTCTAGAATTGTAGATTTCAAGGCTTTCAACAGAGGTCAAGAGGTGGAGAGCCTCTCGGTAATCGTATCAAGCCGACACGGATACGAGGGAGCGAGCAGGTATTACGAGATAGTAATGCTTTGCCCTTATGGAACTATCCATAGAGAGGGAAAGAGCTTTGAGAGCCTACGCCTAGCCCGTAAGAATTGGGAGAGTGTTATCTCCGCTTTCGCTCCTTGCTCCTGCCACGGGTGCGAACTAGATAGAGAGCAGGTAAGCGCGTGAGCCATAACCTTACCGAGTGCGACAACACCTCCACCGCTTATTTTGATGAGTGTGATGAGTGTGGAGAGCTATCCGCGTGTATCTGCCTAGCCTCCCTAGTTGATGAGTGGGAGATAGAGAAGGTAGGGAAAGAGGGCGAGAGCTTTGCTTATCGCTACCAATTCAAGGAGAAGGCGAGCGATCTAATTGCCCGCTTTGGCTATGCTTCTACCTATCGTGAGGCTATGGATAACATAGCTTGCTCGGTAAAGTGTAAGGAGGCGAGCAAGTGAGAGAGCTAGAGCAATTCTTAAACACCGAGGCAGAGTGGGTATTGGAGAGGCTGGCAACCTCCTTATCCGAGGCTAATGACCGCAACTATTATCAAGGCAGACTAGACCAGCTCGCGCAAGTGAGAAGGTATCTAGGTCAGCCTCAAATTATGAGAGAGAGGGTAAATAAATGGTAATGATAGAGTGGGAACCCGCGCTCACCAAAGAAGAGTGTAATAATAAAGAATTAGGTGCTTGCTATTGTGGCAAGTGCGAGGAGGCGAGCAAGTGATTAAGCGAGAGCATACCAACGCCGACACCTGCCCGTTCTATACTTGTGTTCAATGCGAGTGGGAGGCGAGCAACCTTAGCTGGTGCTCTATCTGCTTTCGTATGGAAAACAATTCAGAGTGCCAGCACGATAAGCAATACCTAACTAGAGGAGGGGGAAAGTGAGCCTAGAGTTCATACTAGACCGCCTAACTAGCGTTCAGGTGGGAGGCTTTTGGGCCTTAATACAAGTTATTATCTACGCCCTAGTAATCTATCTAGGGCTAGTAATCATAAGCAAGATAACCGATAAGAGGGAGAGAGAGGGCAAGAGATGAAGGGCTACTTTGTGATAGATAAGCAACAGACAGGGTGGAAAGAGGGCTATCTTTGGAAGTCTATTAAAGAGATAGCCGACAGTATCCGCGATTATGATGACTATAAAGAGTTAGAGGTATCTAACCTAACTCACTCACAGGTCTGCGATCTATGGGACTTTGAGTATCACAGAATAACGCCAGCTAATTGCGAGAAGTATGGCGTTAGACCTAGCCAATTAGAGCAAGAAGTAATCTTTACCTACAACACAGAAGGAGAGGGCGAGTAATGAAAATAAACCTGATAGAGCATAACGATACTGAGTGGGAGAGAACGATAGCGATTACCTATCAAGGCAAGAGCTATCTAATCAACTTATCTTGGGCAAGAGATAATGGGTATGAGATGAAGGGCTTTGATAAATTGCCTGAGAGCTTGCGTAATGAATACGAAAGTCAATACGACCTAGCAAGTGAGTTAGATGAGGCTACCTATGCTAAGGCATACAATAAGGAGGGAGCTAATGTCTAAGATGAAGTATAAGCTACCTAAAGGGGTAGAGCTGGAGATACTAGACTATGACGCGGAGCGTAAAGACCGCCAAGATAGCGCGTTCTATACTTGGGGAGATACTAGCGATGTAGCTCTACTCACCTATCAAGGGCGAGAGTATCGCGTGGTATGTGTAGGAGAAATGCGTATCCTCTACAAAGGGGAGATAATTAGATACTGCGATGATCTAATAAGAGCAGGTATCAAGCGCGACAAAGACCTGAGCAAGATAGATGATAGCGGAGGAGAGTGGATAAATAACTCTTGGTTTGAGGTCTATGACTATGGCTCTAACGAATACACAGGCGAGGTCTATCACGAAGTCAAAGACGCTATTGAAACAGTAGCTAATTGGATAGTAGATAAGGAGCTAGTCAATGTCTGAGAAAAGCTATAATGTAAGTTATGTCGCTAATTACTTTACGCTTAACACTACTATCCAAGCACCTAATCAAGACCAAGCGGAGGCGCTGGCTAAGCAGAACTTATTAGATGAGTATGGCATAGACCTAGATGAGTGCGGTGCTGAGTGTATAGAGGTGACTACTAATGTCTAAGATGAAAGAGTATCTATTAGACCAATACGAGGACAAGATAACGCCAGAGATAGATGATCTAATCAAGATAGAGGAGGAGAGTTCAATGCCTAAGTGGATAGTAATAACAGAGGTAGAGAGTGAGGTAGATCCTGCGGTGTTTAATTATGTTAATGGAACTACCCTAATTTCATCACAACTAAAGGAGGAAGCAAGTGAATAAGGTTATAGAACCCGCCCTACTGCGGGAGCTTCAAGGACTTATCGGCAACGCATACTGCTCCAACAAGTTATCGGAGGAAGCCTTTAATCATTGGCTTAAATTGGCAAACCTTAATCAAGAGGAGGAAGCAAGTGAATAAAGAATACTATCAAGCTAAGGCAGATCTATGCCGAGGACTAGCAATAAAGCAAATGGTGGAGGGGGAGGCTGGCGAGGCAGGCAAGAACTTGCTTCGTATGGTCAATGCCCTAAATCAAATCAACTTAATTAACTATAAGGAGGAGAAGGACAATGAACCGCGATGAATACTTAAGCATTACTGACGCTATCCAATGCCTCAAAGAGGAGGAAGATTTTGAGCAAGGAACTATGGATCGCTTCATTGACGCGCTCGTAGAGCCCTTGAGTAAGCACTATCAAGACTTTGATTATGTTCAGTATCTCAACGACACAGAAGTAGAAAGGGAAAGAGTATGAAGCCAGTTAAGTTCTATGAGATAACAGAGAAAGAGGGCCAAGACGCGGTGTGGGGTGGCGCTAGTGCTACCGAAGCGGTGGAGTGGTTCAGAAGGGGGCTAGATAGGAGGGTCTTTGTATCTATTTGGAACGAGGAAGATCCTGAAGAGCCCGTTTTAATGGTTGATAAAATTGAGGTTAGCACCTTAATCCTAGCTACCATAATAAGTGAGAGGGGGAGAGGATAGTGTTATTTCTAGGCGTAATACTTATGACTATCCTTGCCTACCTGCTCATAGTATGGGAGGATAAGCTCAATGAAAACGATAGATAAACGCAGAGCCTACTCTGAGAAGCGAGCTGTATGGCTACGCAACTATCAGAGGGCTAGGGCAAGGGCTTTAACACGCCTTGCTCAACAGTATCCCGACCAATACAAGGATTTACTTGAGCAGGAGAGGTTAGCTGATGAGAGTATGGCAAAAACGTGGCTGGACATTACTGGCGCTACCAGTATTAGCTCTAGTCTTGGTGTTCTTACAGATAGAAACAACGACACATCTAGATCCGAGCAAGCCAACGCAGATAAGCAGAACGAAAGCAACGTGGGAGGAGAAGGGTGAGAACAGAAAACTGGCAAAGAAATACGCGTGGGTTGCGTTTGGTTGGAGAGGGAGAGAGTGGGAGTGCCTTCACTTTCTTTGGACCCGTGAGAGCAGGTTTGACCACCTCGCAAGCAACCAGCAAGGAAGCTCAGCTTTCGGAATTGCTCAGCTCCTTGGAGAGAGAAGTAGAGAACCTGCGGTCCAAATACTGCGAGGCTTACGTTACATTG